AGAGCAATCAGGTACAACTAAAATATATAATCCTTCCATGACTAGAAAATGAAAATAAACATGAAATGAAGTGCTTTTGGAGAAGTTTTACCATGGTTCTGCATTTATCCTTTCCAAGGATGAAAGCAGTTATAATGGGTTTCCTAGTTTCCTATTTAATATAAAGTTGATATTACATTATCTTAACTTATGTTGCTTCTTAATTGCTACAACATGTCAATCACTTTCTTCATCTTCGTCAAAAGCTTCTTCTTCCCCTTTTAGGTAACTTAACAAGAATTCGTCCTCATTTGTTTCAATATAGTCGTCCAGTTCATTAATTTTGCTTAGTATAATTTCTCTAGTCTGCATGATATAATTATTTATCTCATAATAAGTGTATCTGCCATATAGTGTTTTCTCTGATAAACATAGCGGATGTCTTGACAAGAAGTTAGCTATATCTTTATACACTTCTAACTTTTTTGATCTAGAATGCTCATCTCTGAGCTGTATTAGAGCTCTTTTGACTCTCCCATCCAAGAGCTGTTCTTTAGCTTTGCTTTTAGTCAATTTTAAAAACCCTTCTAGACTATCTGCAATTTCATTTAATGGACAGTTTGTGTTTTTATATTCCATATAAACAGTGGCGTAGACCCGCAATGCCGGAACACTAGAGCTTAGCCTCCCTAGTCTGTCTGTTGAAAACATGTCAGGTCTAAAACTGTTTCTCAATAGTGTTTCAATATCAAAGCTAGTGCCCTTGATCCCTCCGATCAAAAATTTTATTAACTCACTCAGTAACAAAGTATTTGCAGGGAAAAGGAACCCTTTCTTTTTCCTCTTAATTTTCATTTCCTTTATAAGACCTTCATACATCTCTTCTTCATCCAATCTCATCATATCAAAAGTTGCCAAACCTTCAAACTCTTCTCCTGATTTGTCGATTTTCAAGTTTTCTCCTGAAATAACGAACCCATTATCTTTTAAAATCTCTCTAGACATGTCAGACAGCTTTATATCAGGTAGAACCAATGTTTTAAAATCATAACTTTTTTCCATTAAATTATTCTGTAGATCTAGTTCATGATTTAAATTTATACGTCTCCCGGACGTGGTATATGTTCTGCTCAACACATTCCTCAGGCTAGCTAAATTTAATATTGAATCGTTGTTGTGGCATGTTTCACAAGCTTTTATCAATTGTATCATTCCCAAGAGGTTAAAATCTCCTACTTCTATATGTTTCTTAGTCATCAACTCTACAGCATAAGATCCTGTTGCTCTGTAGCTCTTAAATCCTGATGCATCATTTATTAAAGAATACTTGAGCATTAATAAGATTTCTTTGAATCCTTCTAGATCTTTTGTATATTTTTTTGCTTTGTCCACAATTTCAGAAAACAGTGGGCTATACTCGTTTTCAAAATTATCTTGTGTCTTTAAAAGTTCCTCAAATAATTCCACAGTGTCATTGAATCCATTTTCTTCTAAAAATTCATCATATTCCTCAACGCTTTTACAACTTTCTAACCCTTCCAAACAAGTGTCTTTAATGTTCATCAAAAAGTCATGCATTGTTTCTCTTGCAGTCTCGTCTTCTATTTCATCTATTTGCTTAGATAAATTACCAAAGGTTTCTATGAATGTCAGTGAAGTCATTAATCCAGCCTTAATTACTTTAATTGCTTCGGTTTCAGAATCAATAGTTTTATACATGTCAGAAAAACATTCTCCTACTTCAGGGATTCTTAAAACTAGTGCTTTTTGGCTTTCTATGATATCCCATACATCTGAGTTCACATTTTCATACTTTATTCTAATCACCAATTTAACATTTTCTAGCCTAATCTGCTTCGGTGTAGCATTTACTTTGACAATCATTTTGTTATCCGTAGTCATTCTTAAACAAGCATCTCCTGGCTCTAAAAAAACTATTTGAGGCTGTTTGGACTTTATTATGTTTATTTTGTCGAACATGAATTTTTGCAAAAGTTTCTCGATACTCTCTCTGTATGTGTCATATAAAAAATCTCTCTCATTCAATATTTCAAAAGGAGTCCTCAATGTCACCGCCACATCTTGATCAGATGCAATTAATTGCACATAACAACTCCTAGTCATTATTCCTATTTTGTAAATTGTGCCAGAAACATAATTTCCTAACTCGTCTTGTTCTTCAGTCTTGACATATCTAACATCGCTCCGTCGTATATATCTGATAACAAAATCTAATGTCCTGTTAGAGCATAAACCCATATTCCATAACCAAACTATTTGTTTTTGTATAGTGTTCAGTTCACTGTTATGTGACAATATAACATTTGATACTGTGAATCCACTCGCTGTAGAGTTGTTAATTTTCCTCATTTTTTCTTCAAGGCTTTGCCATATAGGCTTGCTATCCAAACAAATATTTTGGAGTATTAAAGATATATCTTCTCTGGTTATGGTTGGAAATAGGGACTGCATCTTGTCTGAGATGTACACCGCTGTATCAAGTATTTTTTCTAAATTCATGTCTTGCTGCGCACTCAGCACGGTTCTTATAGTTTTGTCCAGTTTGTAATTAGCTGTGGAGACAAAATGGAAAGATTCTTCTTTACTATAAATAGTGGAAAGTAATGCCAAAGTGTTGGAGATAAATCCTCTACCTAGGTTAAACTTGGAATAAAAAGGGAAACTCTTCCTTGAAAAACAGGTATTTATAGCAAGCAGTCTGTTTTGAGCTGTTATCATGTAGTTGCATGCTCTTACTAATCTTTGGCAATTATTAGCGTCTGAGAAAGCCTCAGTTTCAAAACTGCTTCTCCCAGCTACAAAGGATTTCACATCATCCATCAATAAGTTTGTTCCAAAAGTGCTTGTAAGAACATTTATGCTATCATCTGTCAAAGGTATGTTTTTTAGGCCTAAATTTTCAATATAATTAGATCCATACACAGCATGCATTACCACCAAGCCAGGAGAACCTTCAACAACTGGTATCCATTTTTCTGTTTGAAACCACCTGAAGTTGTAATTGTCCCTTTTCCTTGATTCACAAGGGTAAGCAGAATCCAGTATAGGGGTTAGCATGCTAAAATTCACATCTTTAATGACTAAGTTTATACATGTTTTGAAAGAACAGTAAGAACCAGGATCAAATTTCAGCATTTCTAAGATTTTCTTTTCCATGTTTTCTTCATAAGTCATCTTCACATGAGAATTAATGTCTATAAATGTTTTGGCTTTAGATCTCAAAACTCTATCCAAAGCTAATTTTTCTGTTGATTGGTTGGATAACTGATTTCTTTTTGACGGACTAGTGTACATAAACAGCTGGCTGAGCAAAAAATCTCGGTCATTTAAAGGGGCAATTAAGATTGTCTCTGGATTTTGTATCATTATATTATGGACTGACTCCATTTCAGCACTAGGAGCCAGCTTTTCATATAGATCATCTTCTTCTAAGACTGAGTCTTCGTTGAACCTTATATTTTTTGTGCTTTTATAAAGGTCCTCGTTCTTTTTTAAGTTAGGATAAAGCTTCGAAAAATCTTTATAACTCGACATTTTATTTAATGCGGTTTCGTTTATAAATTGAGGTAGTTTGATGATTTGTGTCAGCATAGTTTGGAATTTCATCCCTATTGTTAAAACATCTGAGTCTTCAGATACTGAAGCTTTCTCGAAAAGATTTATCAAGAAAATCATCTTTTTATCTTTTTCTTCTAGTCTCCCTCTTTCATGTTTTTCTTCTAGCTCTTTAAACCTCATTTGAAGATAGCTTAAGGTAGATACACTATTTTTGACTTCTTCCAGACTTTTTTTGTTCAAGAAATCTCTTATTACATTGTAGTAGATGATCTGGTCATTTGAAGAAGGTCCAAGTATAGATAAAGGCTCTATAGGAGCAGTTAGCCAACCTCCCATGTTTGTTGGTATTTCATTAGGTTTTAAACTTACGCCCAATTTTTGGAAAATTCTTATGCTATCATTGACTTCACCCGGAAGCATGGAGTAGATGCTTAATGCTTGAACTTGGACGGCACCATAAGCAAAGGGTATAACTTCATTTGGGCACCCTTTCCTCAATAACATGGTCACATGTATGCTAAGTGACATCAGATCATCAAAGTAGCCAATGTGAGAAGATTCTGTGCAGCAATTCGCTAAATGCCTACAGTAAAGAGGTATAATAGCCCCATTCACTATCCTTTCAGAAATGAATTCTACTTCTGAGGAAGAAGCGTAACTTTTCTTTGGGTTTAATGTTATGCAAAAGCTCTTAAAATGTGCTTCTATGCTTCTGAACAACATCTCTGGAAGAGAGGCGCTTGAGAAGTCATGCAACATTTTATCCACTTCTCCATTAGCTATCAATGATGTGGCATTATCGTCAGAATGAACAATCCATCTAGTTTGAAACTCACAGCTTTTGTAACATTCCAGAGTCTTATGGTAAGCTTTCATTGCGCACGAATGATAAACTGATGATAAATAATTCAAATTCCCTTGTAACCAGTTCATACTGACAGGGTATGTATTAGTAGTCAAACCTTTTGTAAGTAATCCAATAGCAGTCTCATTCTGCCCAAAAGTGCTCTGGGATTTTTTAAGATTCAGAAAAATATCTGTTGGTATGCAAACCTTTTTAAGTTTGATGTACATTAACAAACACTCCACCATTAAGCTTGCTTCACCTGTAGTCAAGACAGGGTTCAGAAGAATTGCTAGAATGTACTTGTAAGTAAGATCAGATGCTGACCATTTAGATTGGTCTGCAGATAGAAATGCCAATCTTGATTTCTTTGAACTTTTGTTTAAGATGTCATTGTAAGAAGTTATTGTGTCGAGAGATAATGTTGATAATGCTCTTATCTTATTATCTCCACTGATAGATATAGCCTCTGAAGGATCACTTTGAGCAATGTGCTTGAATGTGTGTTCTATGAAATATAGCATCATTTTAACTTTCATGCTCATCAAATATATTTCTCTATCTGTCTTTGTCCTTTGCATCTTTTCAAATACAGAGACCAAGAAATCTACAGATCCTGTGACATTTTTTGCTTTAGAAATCACAAATTCTAGCATCTGCAAAAAAGTGTGTCTTTTCCCTTCAAGTCCTTTCCCTAGATTCATGACAGAATCTATATCTATCTCCATCATGTTGTGAAATTGTTTTACTAGATCATAGAGTTCTTCAGAAACTTTTTTTGATTTCAGAACAGTTACGTTGTTTCTGTAGTATAATTTAGTCTTCAGATACGTTTCCACTGTCAATGGATGATTGTTTCTGATGAATTTAGAAGTCATAGACTTCCCTACAGTAACAGCACCACTAGCAATAATTTCTCTCAATTTCTCTAGAAGGTACAATGAATTTACACAGTTGTCATCAAGAAACTCAACTAACCTGTTTTTTTCTTCATTGTAAGTTCTAATTAATCCTTTTATTATGGCTAATGTATTACCCTTCCAATTCTCAACATCTTTAACCTTTACTTCTTGAAGACAATTTATTATATCATCTGTGTTTATTATATTTGATTGTGAACACTTTTTAGAAGATTTTAGAGTTGTTATTTTGTAGCATGGACTTAGAAAGTCTTCTTTATTCTCTATCTCTGATCTCATTAGACCAACATTATCAATATTTTCAATATAATAATCTGATAGAGCTTTCAAATTCAAAAGTCCATTTATAGAGAATAAATCTTTATCATCAAACATTTCTTTTTTAGGATAGATATCTTCATATATAGTGAACCCGAGTTCTTTTCTAAACTTTAGTTCCCATTCAGCTGGCACATTAAGCAAACTAGTTAGGTTGTGTACATGATTGTGAAGTGATTTCGGCATCATGTAAATAGCTAAATAGACATTATTATATAAGTCTTCTAGAGTGAGTAAAGTGGACCCAGTTATTGGACACTTTATGTTTAGATTAGTTATACCTCCAATGACATCATTTTCATGATCTACAACAACAGGTTTTGCACTGGTACTTAGATTAAGATCCTCCATTCTGAATAAAAGCTTTTTTATACCATTAACAAAGTAAATATCTGCAACATTAGTAATATCAGGATCAAATTTATCTCTAATATATTCTTTTATATTAGAATAATCAGACAATGGTAAAAATCCAGCATATCTCATAAAATCAAAAATTCCCATTCTGCTGAGTTTAGTAACAGTTCCTATCAGCACAGATGAAAACACTATATTTATTAAGATTTGTTTTACTGTCACAGTCATGGCATAGACATTTACTTTTTCCGTATCTTTATTCTTCAACCATTTTTCCAATTCACTAGCTTTTTTTGAAAATTGAGCAAAACAGACTGGAACTTTGCTAGGAGATTTAAAAAGGCTTAATAACCTAACCTGATTCAACCGTTGCGGCCTCATGATATAAACATAGTTGCTACCATTACGGAAGTAGCTGTAAATTTCTTTGGTGTAACATATATTGAACTGTTCTGACATATCTTCATCCACCATATGTAATGCTATGTAAGGGACTCCTGAACCTCCTGTGTTCATCCCATCGCCTTTAAAAGCCAACAAGATCATGCTAGTATTTGCAGTGGTCAATATCTTGAAGCTTTCTTTAGTCATGTATCTATCTGCTACCATTAAACCTTTGGCAAATTGCATCATGTCTTCTGAATAATGATATATAGCTAGATCATTGCATAACTTGTTTATCTTTTTACAAGTCTCCATTTCTGTTTTCAAAACTGAATCTTGAGTGTACAAGCATTCTGGATTTCTTGCATAATTATTGTAAACAGCTGTCACCTTGCCTTCATCTCTTATGTCACCATTATGAAGGACAAACAAAGAATCCTTTATCTTATCACACCAGCTTAAACTTTCCTCGTTGTCGTGGCGTATTAACTTTTTCATGTGGGTTAAAGATGACATGTCCACACTGGTGTAATCGTCATTTGGATCAGATTGTCTAGAAGAAGTGTCATACTCTAATCCTCGAGAGATTCTTTCTTTTATTTCTTCTTTTTTTAGTATTCTTTTTTTAGAGCTCATTCCTATATTCATAACAGCTAAACCTTTGAAATAGATAGCCTTGTTATCTTTGCTTGTTTCTTTCATGCAGAACTCGTTTTTATTTCTAGTCAGACAGGAGCCATGCTTATACCATTCTTGAGATTTTTTTGTCCTTTCTACTTTTATGCTTCCAGTGTTAACATCTATTTCATCTTCTAGCTCCTGCTTGCTAAATTTTGATGTATCACAGCTAAGTTTTGTCAAGCAGAGTTCAACCAGTTTTGTAACATCTCTTGCCTTGTTTGTTTGATTATGTACAGTGCTGTATGGGCTATTATAAGAAATTCTAGATGATGCGAGGAAGCTGTCTCTAAATTTCTTTATAATTGCATTGTTGTAATCTATTTCTGAGTTCAGATCAACTTTTTCGAAACTAGGAGACCAAGTCATAGAAAAATTCGTTTTTGTCTCAGAAAGGTCATTGGTGAAACAGTTTGGGTATTTTTCTTCATATTCTATGGCATTCTGATTGAAAGCAGTTGTTATGTCAGGAATTTCTCTCTCTTTCTCTTTTTTCTTTTTTATTCTATGCATAATTTTCCCTAGATGCTTCTCATACAAAGATTCCCAGACTTGTTGCTTCTGGATCAAATGATCCTTCAAATCAGATAAATCATTTTTTGGGATTATTTTGAGATTCATGCATGCTTCTTGGTATCCTTTAAACCTGTCTGCAATATGCTGATCATTCATAGTCTCTATGTGGTAGCAAAAATTTCCAAATAAGAAATGGATGATTTCATCTCTAGGAATCTCATCTGTGGCCAAAGACTCTATAATCTTTTCTATATCTTCAGAGTAAGCGATTTCAGTGGGATTTCTATCTTTATATTTGTTTGCCCAGTGACTGAAAAACACATCTTTGGAACCGAAATCATCACCTAATATTCCTCTAACTTCAGATTTGAGTTTTTGAGTGTTTGCATAATAATTTCGAACTATGGTCGGTGTTGTTCCAACTATCTGACCTACATGATATATGTTTAGTAGCTTGGCATTTTTAGCATGTCTTGATCTCTCTCCATGGAGTGCAGAAGGTGAGTCTTCAAATTTTCCTAAAACCCTGCTGCTGGTGACTGTTATTGGCATTCCTCCCATAGGTTTAAGGATTACTATTGTTATGAAAACAGGATGGTCTTCTAGGAAAGGTTTTCCATTAACATGAATGTCTTTAAAAGATTTCCAGATGTTTTTGTAGTATTTTTCCATAGTTTTTGTTTCAGTTTTAGCATCCACAGAAATTTTCCAATCATATATCATTAAACACAGCTCACTGTTTTTTGACTCTTTGTAGATTACATAATTGTCCGGCGTAGCATTGGTGGCCACATATTCTTTATTAATCCTTTCAAACTCATCATTAGTGATGCTATTTATGCATTGCCTTTTGTTCAATTCCTCCAGATACTCTCTCAATGCTAGTTCGATTTCTACTTCACTTCTTTGTTTGGGTTTGATCCTCAAATGCCTTGACACCAGCTCACCGAACATATCATGTCTAGAGAGTTCAGTTTCTAGATATTTTTGTTCGAACAGTGAAACTAATTCATTGAGTTTTTTAATATCCACTGTTGCAATTCCTGTGTTCAAGCCTTCTCCGTCAGAAGTAATTTTTACAATAAGCTCTCTCATAGTCTCATAATTCTTAGCATTATTATTTATTATCACATCCTCAGGGATCTCATCGCTATTCTTTTTGTGCAGGTCTAAAGCAAGGTCGTGGTTAGAACCAACGCAATCTTCAATAGATAACAGTAGTGTGGTTCCGTTCTCTATTAACTTTTTAATCTTCTGAATGTTCATTTTGCTTAAAATCGTTGTTACCTGATTGCTCT